CCACCCTATAGTTTGGCCGCCCACCGAGGCAGGCGGCCATGTTGCTTAGAAGCCGAAGTTGTTATCGGCTGCGGGTGCTGCGGCGGGTGCCGGTGCAGGCGCTGGCGCCATCTCGGGTGCCGCTGCGGCCGCCGGGTGCGCTGCGCCATTCTCCGGGCGGTTGATCCACTTGGAGATGTTGAAGCCCACGTCATACGACGTGCCCTTGCCGACCACGACCGGCGTTGAGCTCGTGACCTGCACGATTGGGATCTGCGTCGCAAACTCGGCAGCCGTCTCGGCCTGGTTGTACAGCTTGGCGATGAACTGGCCGAGGCCGTAAGAGTTGCCGCTAAACGACGCCTCACGACCGTCAACTAGCCAGCAGTTGACCTCGAAGCCTTGCTTATAGACCTCGCTCGGGCGCGGGATCTGCTCGGACGGTGACGGCCAGGGCTGCCAGTCGCGCACGCCGATGTCGATGTGCAGCCAGCCGAATTGGACGTTTTTGATGTCCACCGCGAAGCCGCGAGACATGTCGATGTTCTCGTCGCCCGCTTCCGTCTTCACCCACCAGCGATTTTGCGGCAGATTTGACCGTATAAACAATGAATTCCCAGAACCCTCTGAACTTGATCCGAATGATATTGGCATATGATGTCTCCTAGACTATGGTTGCCGTTTCTCAGTCAATCTGACTGAACTTAAATGAGTAGCGCGGAAGTTGGATCGTTTTCAAGTCCCCAAAATCGTAGCCCCACTCGTTGCTCTCGCTCGCCTTGCGATACTTTTCGAGAGCATACTGAACTGCTGCCTTCCCCTCGTCGAGGCTGGCCCAGTCCAATTCGTACACGCCTACCAGGTGTGGGCGCGTTTTTTGTACCGCTATGAAGATGAAGCGGTCGACCTCAAACCCGGCATTCTCCATGCAGCGCCGGTAAAATTGGTCTTGTATATGATACCCGAGATTGGCGCATTGCTTTGCAAAGCCCTCCGGGTCTGACGCAATGGTCGTCTTCAAGTCGATCAGCGCGCCGATGTCACGGCGCCATCCGTCCGGGCGGCACCGCATCTCGACGCCCGTCGACGGATCTTTGCTGAATATGCTGGCCTCGCACACCAGGTCGCCGCTGAGCAGCTCCGCGGCTGCCCGGTTTGAGCGCACCGCTTCGGCCATGTCTGCGGCCAGGCGGTAATCCGCCTCCGTCAGCAGCAAGGCGCCCGCCTCGTCCGCTTCCAACTTCTTGCGCTTCCAGTCGAGCCCCCGGCGCGTCTCCGGCCCGCACCAAATGCTGCCCGCGTTCTGCGGCTCGAATACCAGCGTGTGCGTGGCCGTGCCCACGTCGAATGCGGGGCTGCTCTTAAACTCGCCGTACTTGTACTCGGCCGGCGATCCCAGCGCGATCGTCTTTGCGCCGCTGGCGCTCAGCGACGGCTCGAGGTGATACGCCTCGTTTGTCATATCAAGTTTTACGGTCATCTCTCACCTCTCCCATATGCGGCGATCAGCAGGCTCTCCGCACGGTGTTCGTCCTTCTTCCGCTTCAGTCGCAGCGCCAGATCTGGATACCATTGCTGGGCCTGCCGGCGCGCCGCGTCCTTGTCCTTCGGCAAATTCATGCTCGACTTCCACTTGGCCGGCCGCACTTCGCTGTACGGGTGGCCAGACAGTGCGGCAGTCGTAAGGATCTGGCCGTAGGCGAAGCCCAGCTTGAACACCGACACGACGCCCTGCTTAGGCATAGCCTGTTGTTTTTCAAGCCAAATATGCTCCACCGGGCCGGCGCTGTTGATGATGTCGAGCAGCGCGATCACGTCGACGCCGCCCTCGGTGTAGACCGGCAGGTCGTGCACCTCGGCGAAGCCGTCACCCAGAAGCGCAACGCCCCCGGTGCGGTAGCCTGGATCAATACCGATTGTAATCTTCGACAACATATCCACCCTTCTTGAGATGCTCGACGATCAGTCGCTCTATCGTCAGCGACGCGCTGACGCGCTGGCCGGCGCAATACTCTTTCAGCATCTCAGCTATATCGGCGCGGATGCGCGGCCCGATTTGTTTTAACTCATGTTTCACAGTGGTTCCTCCATTTGTTTGCCCAGTGTTAACAGAATGGGAGCAGGGGTCAAGGTGTCGCCGAGATATTTCTTTTCTGCCGTCGCCGTGTTAATATGCGCCAGAATAAAGTGGAGTTCATAATGGAAGTTGATGCAATGTGGAGCGCACTACTATCAATCGTCATCACGGGCATTGGCTTCTGGGTCAAATCGTGGACAAACGAGATCACGCGCTTACAGATCCTGATTAACCGCACCCGCGAGGAATACATCACGAAGGCGGACAGCTCCGACCAAATGAATAGACTGATGACGCGGCTAGACGGGCTCGACGCCAAGATAGACCGCCTTATTGAGAGAAAGTGATGCTCTGCGCGCTGGTCTTTGTGAGTTTCGGACACGCATGGGTGCATGGCGTAGGTAATGTGCTGGTGAAGTCTTGTTACTATAACTGCGGCAGCGAGAAGATAACAAAGGCGCAGTGGTATGACCGAAAGTATAGCGTGCCGCCGCACTATGTTTGCCCAATGAGGTTTGCTGAAGCATGATTGATCCGTTCACAGCATTCGCCGCGGCGCAGACCGCCGTGTCCGCCATCAAGAAGGGCATCCAGCTCGGGAAAGACATTGGCGGCATATCCAATGACTTGGCCAGATTTGCTGGCGCGATTTCAGACTTGGAATTTGCACACAAGTCAGCGGAGAACCAGCCGTGGTACGCCGTGTTATTTGGCGGCAGTGGCCCCAGTGCGATGGACATCTTCGCCAAGAAGAAACAAGCGGAGGCTCTGCGTGCAGATATTAAGCAATATATTCAGTTTGGCTATGGCCAGTCGGCCTGGCAAGAACTCCTGCGCATCGAAGCCCAAGTGCGTAAGGATCGTCAGAAAACTTTATATCGCAAGGCGGAAATCAGGCAGGCAATTATCGAGTGGACTTTGGGCATTTTGGTGGTGGTATCAGGCATTGGTATTCTCGGCGTGGGGATTTTTTTGCTCGGTAAGAAGCAAGGGAAATGGTAGATGAAGGACGCAGAGATTATACGTCAGTTCGATCAGAACATTGAGCTAATCATTGATGGCTTGGCTGCTCGATCAGGGCGAGAGTTTCAGGAAGTTCTTTTACTTTTGCAGAAAGGTAGGAAGTTACATGGCGCACACAATACTTGATAATTGGAAGGTTCTGCCGCGACTGATGATGTTCGTCACAACAGTTATGTATATACGCTGTTTAGAATGGGCAATGGGTCAGCCAGACTTGTCAGTAAGTCAGGCAGGACTGATCTCAGTGGTCACTGGTACTTTCACGGCAGCCTTTTCCATCTGGATGGGTAAGGAGAGCAAAACGAGCGTAACCAGCACTGGTTCAAGCTCAAAAGTAGAGTATGAGGTAAGGCAATGATCGGTCAGATAATAGGATCACTCGGCGGCCTTGCTGCCAGCTACATTGATGGCAAGACTGCCGTGAAGAAAGCCGAAGCTGAGACCAAAATGAAAATCGCCACTGGCGAGATCAGTTGGGAGCAGGCTGCTATCGAGGCCAGCAACAATTCGTGGAAAGATGAAGCGTGGACCGTGGCGTTCATAGCCATCGTTCTGGGCAGCTTTATACCGGGCATACAACCTTACATGGCGCAGGGTTTCGCTAATCTGGACGCTGCGCCGCAGTGGTTTCAGTGGGCGATGTATGCAAGCATTGCGGCGAGCTTTGGCATCCGCACAGTGAAGGGGTTGAAAAAGTAATGGCGACACCAGCAAAAGGCAAAGCCCGCGTCAAAGTCACGGCCAACGGACGCAAGGTCAGCTACGGCCAAGCGGGTAAAGCGAAGGGTGGCGGCCCACGGGTCAAGCCCGGCACGTCCAAGGGCGACGCATATTGCGCACGATCCGCCGCGCAGAAGAAGAAGTTTCCGAAGGCGGCGAAAGATCCTAACAGCCCGCTCAATCTATCACGCAAACGCTGGAAATGTTCCGGCACCAAATCGAAGAGGTCATAACATGAAATACGGTAAAAAATCATCTGGCTTTAAGCCGTGCCCATCCTGCAAGACAAAATCCGCCTGCCGCGCCGCCGGCATGTGCAAGAAGATGGGCGTTAAAATCAAAATGGCGTAAGGGGTGCTGAGATGTCTTTATACGAAAACATCGCAAAAAAGCGTGCGCGCATTAAAGCCGGAAGCAAAGAGAAAATGCGTAAGCCCGGCTCAAAAGGAGCGCCGACGGCCGCTGCATTTAAAAAGGCTGCCAAGACAGCAAAGAAGCCAGCTAAGAAAAAGGCTAAAAAATGAGTGAAGCAATGAAGTTGCTCCAAGCCAAGATTGGAGTTTCAGCCGACGGCGCGTTTGGCCCGAACACGGCCAGAGCAATCGCTAAGCATTACGACCTGTCGCCCAACCGCGGCGCGCATTTACTTGGCCAAGCCCACCACGAGAGCGGCGGGTTTAAGCGCACCACCGAGGGGCTGTACTACTCGACCCCGGAGCGCATCCAAGCCGTCTGGCCGTCTCGCTTCCCTACCGTTGCGAGCGCAGAGCCGTATGCCAAGAACCCGCAGGGGCTGGCAAACAAGGTCTACTCCAGCCGCATGGGCAATGGCGATGAGGTAAGTGGCGACGGATTTGCGTTCGCGGGAAAAGGTTTTTTGCAGCTCACGGGCAAGGCAAACGTCAAAGCATTTGCGGCTGACATGGGCTTGCCGGAGGTGCTTGAGTATCCATCGAAGCTGGCTGACGAGTACGCCTTCGAGACTGCGCTCTGGTTCTTCCAGAAGAACGGATTGTTTGCCATTGCCGATGACGGCGTGAACGACGAAGCCATCAAGCGCATAACCAAGCGCGTGAACGGCGGCTATCACGGCCTGGAGGATCGCATTAACCAGACGCGCAAGATCCACACCTGGCTGATTACTTAGTTTAGCTAAGTTAGCTAAGTGGCAAAGCAAGATCAAAGAGCCAGCGCGGCGGTAGGTAGGGCGGGAGAGCATTTAGCTCTCGCCTACCTGTCGCTGGCTGGCTACATCTGCACGCTCTGCCAGATTAAAGATCACGATGCGTATATACAGACGGACACACAGACGTTGACCTTACAGGTTAAAACCGCCAGCAAGACGCACAAGACCAGCAATAGTTACGCATTTCACACGCCGAAAAAGAACGTCGATGTGTCAGACGTTTTTGCGTTTGTATGTATTGAATTAGGCGAAGTGATCTTCCGCCGAGGCGATGAGCTGACCTCTGTGACAACATACATTTCGCTAGAGGAATTTATGGACGAAAAGCTGTCGATGCAAAAAACATTCGACAGCTTCAAATAGCCACTTGTTACCGGGCGCGCCTTTGATTAGAAAGTCTGAGTGGGTGGCTATCATCACAATACAAATCGACTTACCGCGGTGCGGTGGTTGTTTAGCCTAGTGTGACGTTGCTATCAAATGTGCCAGCATTCAACTCAACTAAACGGCCACCCACACGATTACTAGAATATAGTAAAGGCCAGAGCCGTCAGGACAGCGCCGCTAAAAAAGCCAATGACTGCCCCAATAAATCCTGCTGCGTTTATCATGCGCTCCAGTTCCTTCTCGTCCATCAATCATCATCCTCGAAAAAGTTATTCAGTGCCTTGATTGGCTGCTTGCTAAAGACCCATCGCCACTGACGCTTCGTGCATCCCTCTACCTCGACCAGGTCGCGCACGCGGTAGATCTTATCCGCTTCCCACATTTTCTTGAGATAGCTTGACGTGCGCGGCACGCTCTCGCCCAGCAGCTCCGCGGCCTCAGAGGCCGTAATGCGCTGGTCATACTTTATCAAAGAGAACAGGCGATTGACCTGGTTGATGCTGTGCTGCCTGCTCTTCTCCGCCGCTATCAGCATAGACGGAGCTTGTGTTGTCGGCCTGCGCGGGCCAGCCGGCAGCGGGTCGCGCCTGCCGTTTCGGTAGTGCATCTGCTCGAACTCCCAAATGCAGTGCGCGTATGTGATCTCGTAGCGCTCGTGCTTATCCGTCACACCCTCCAGCTTGAGCCTCAGTCGCTCGGCTGCGTCTTTTGCATCTCGCGCTTTAGTACGTCGAGCAGCGCTTGTTGCTCTTCCA